ATTTTATTTATGACATTGCAGTAGAATCTAATGACGATGAATCTGAAAATAGAAAAAATAAAGGTTCAACAACAAGAAAATCTAAAAAACCATTTGGCATGCCTAAACTTGCAGAAATAATTGAATGTAGAATTGAAAGTATTGCAACAGTATTTAGTTGGATAGGCGTTCAAGATAAATCATTAGTACAAGTTAAACAAATAGCTGACGATTCTATGGGGGAAATTATTGAGTATGGTCACGATAGATACAAGATAAAAGTATCGGGTAATTTAGAAGGTATAGCATTTACTAAAACAATTACAGTTGATGGACCAACGCTCATGAACCAGGGAAAATTTTATGATGCTGTTATAATTCAAGCTGAAGTTTGGCTACCTAAAATGAAAGCAATACAATTTGAGGAGATAATGAAAATGAAATTTGAATCAAGAACTAAGTCACAAGATTATGTAGAAGAGGCGGATGAGTCTTTTGTATTTAAAAAATATTTTACTAATTATATTAAACTTAAAAAAGCTTATACAGATAAAGAGCAGTTGGTTAATTATGGAAGCCCTTATTTTAATCAAGTAAGTAATCAATTGGAATTTAGTTTAGATGAATTTGAAAGTTACTTACAAGAACAAAGAATAAATCATAAACGCGTAGATCTTGTTATGAAAATTCAAGATATATTAAAAGCCACTAAAAAAAATGGAAAATACAAAAATAAATCTTTAGTTTCTTGGGTAATAAATAGTCCTAAAATTGAAAATGAAGATCTTATGATAGAAGGAACTAGTGAAGAAACTACGGAGGTAAATTCTGAACGAGCCTAGATTTATTGCAGGTCCTCCAGGTACCGGTAAAACCCATAAATTTATTGTAAATAAATATAAGGATGCTTTAACAAAATACACTACGGAAAAGATTATAATTTTATCTCACACTAATATAGCTGCTGATGAAATTAGAGATGCTATTTATGATTTAAAATATTTAAAAAACAAAGAAGAGCATTTTGAATTTCCACAACTACAGGGAATTACTAAAAAAAAATTAAAACAAACAATATCCACTATCCATCTTTATTGTAAAAGTAAGTTATTAAAAAAAGAAGTGTTTGGTTTATACGACCATAAAAAATTAATAAAAAAAGATAGCCGTTTTAATCTTCACAAAGAAGATGACATAAAACGTAAACACAGATTTTATAAATATCTTTCTGACGCATATGGACATGGTAAAACTTTAGATCAGTATTGGGTTAAATGTGACCAAAAATCTTTTGACCCTTATGGTTTAAAATTAATTACGGAATTACGTATAGTTTATGAAAAATATAAAAAAGATAATAACCGATGTGATTTTTCGGATATGATAAATAATTTTTTACATCAAACTTATAATGAAAAAACTAAACAAATGGAAGATGATGTAAAGGACCCGGATATAGACATATTAATCATAGACGAATGTCAGGATTGTAATGTACCTCAAAGAAAAGCTATTAATAAAATGGCAAGAAACGTAAAAGAAGGACATTACTATTTAGTTGGAGACGCGGACCAAACATTATTTGAGTATTCGGGATCAGATGCAGAATATTTTCACAATTTAGCTGCAAATCCTTATGATGAATTAAAGAACGGTAGTAGATGTGGGGAAACTATTAATACATACTGTAAATCAATTATACAACCTATTTGGAAGCATTATAAATCTCATAGAGTGTGGACTCCAGCAACATATCAAGCGAGACATAACAAAGGTCATATAGGAGAAGTTATTAAAGGGAACGGTTATTATTTACCAGATTTTAAACCATCAGGACATTTAGATAAACTTTTAAATAAAATTAAAAATACCGAAGAAACATTTTTATTTACTTATAGAGGAACTCCCAGTGATATACGTTGTACAGACTTTCTTATAGCACAAGGTATAGAATTTGCTCCAGTAGGTAAATCTCCATTTGTAGTTAAAAAAGAATTAAGATCTCACAAATTATGGCCAGAATTTATTAAAGGTGTACCAATGGACCTTATGCAAATAAAACATTTTTGTGAATATTTAAACAACGATTTGATTGTCGGAGATAAATCTAAAGCAGCAGAAGCTCTTAAAAAATGGATTAAAAAAGATTACACTGTGGATTATTTAATAGATAATAAATTACTGAAATCTACTTGTAAGGGACATAAGGATTTTGATCTAATAAGAGCACCGGTTAACAAACATAAAGAACGAATGGAATATATAAAAAAGGTTTTATATAAAGGTTTTGATTTTGATAAAAAAGTTAGAGTTGAATATGCAAACATTCATACTGTTAAAGGTTTAACATATGATAATGTTATTGTTGACGAAACTATCGTTAATAAAGATCCTTACTTCACTTCAAGAAGATTACAATACACTGCATACAGCAGAGGAATTTTTGACTATTGGAGATTAGCAAAAATGTCCGGAAAAAAATACTTCACAATAGGAAAGAAAAATGAGTGCTTATAAAAAACAAGTAGGAGGATCACATTATAAAGATATGGCGATTCAACCAGCAGATTTTATTAATAAAAACAAATTACTTTTTGCAGAAGGAAATGCAATTAAATATATTTGTAGACATCAGTCAAAGGGTGGATTACAAGACATAGAGAAAGCTATTCACTACTTAGAAATGATAATAGAAAGGGATTATAAATAATGTGTGACGTTCCACAACTCAATGAGTTAAATTTAGAAGGTATTGATATTGTTGCAATTGACTTAGAGACTTACGATCCTAATTTAAAAACAAAAGGATTAGGCGCTGTAAGAAAAGATGGTTTTGTTACCGGTATTGCAATCGCTACTAAGAACCAGACTTTTTATTTCCCTATCGCTCACCACATGACTGAGAATTTAAATACCAAAGAAACTTGGGCTTATTTAAATGAAAAGATATTTCAAAACAAAAATATACGTAAGGTATTTCATAATGCTATGTACGATGTATGTTGGATTAGATCAGCAACTGGAGATATGCTTAAAGGAGAGCTATTAGATACCATGATTGCAGCATCAGTTATTGATGAAACTAGAATGAAATATTCTTTAGATTCTATCAGTAAAGATTATTTAAATGAAACTAAATACAAATATGATTTAGCTGAAAAAGTTTTAGAGTGGTCTAATGGAATGATAAAAGATCCAATGTCTAATATGCACAAACTGCCTCATCATTTAGTAAAAGATTATGCAGAACAAGATGTTAATTTAACATTAAAACTGTGGAGCCTATTTGAAAAAAAATTAGATGAAGTATTATATACAAAAACTAATCCAGATGGAAGTAAAGAATATAAAACATGTAGAAAGATATTTGAATTAGAAACTAAATTATTTCCTTGTTTGGTTGACATGAAGTTTAAAGGCGTTAGGATAGATGTCGAAAAAGCTAAGACACTTGGAAAACTTCTAGAAAAACGTAGGGATAATTTATTAAAAATTATTAAGAAACATACTAATGTTGATGTAGAAATATGGGCTGCTTCTTCTATTAAAGCTTTGTTAGAGCATGAGAAAATTACCGATTACGAAAAAACAAAAGATAGGAAGAAAAAATTAAAAGATAAAGATGGTAAAATTCTTCTTGATGAAAAAGGGGAAGCTAAAATAGAATTAGTTCCATCTACTACTCCTAAACTTCCAAAAGATTATTTAAAGACTCATGAAAATCGTTTCTTAAGAATGATTGTAAAAGCTAGAGAATGTGACAAAGCTAAAAATACTTTTGTTGAAGGCTTATTAGATTTTGTCCATGAAGGAAGAATACATGCAGATATTAATCAAATTAGATCAGATCAAGGGGGAACGGTTACTGGAAGGTTCTCAATGTCTAATCCTAACTTACAACAAATTCCATCTAAAGGAATCATCGGTAAAAAGATGAGAGAACTTTTTATACCTGATGAGGGCTGTGTGTGGGGATCATTCGATTACAGTCAACAAGAACCACGGATTGTGGTCCACTATGCTTTAACTTTATATCCTTATAAGAATCCTGATATTGAGATGCCTAATAATTTAAGAGAGAGTTTAGAACAGATTGAAGAGTCTTATAAAATATCCGATGTAGACTTTCACCAAGTTGTTGCAGACATGGCTCACATATCACGGACCATGGCCAAGACAATTAACCTAGGACTTTTCTATGGTATGGGTAAAATAAAATTAGCCAGCGAATTAAATTTAACTAAAGCTCAAGCTAGTGTTTTGTTTAATACTTATCATGAGAAAGCTCCGTTTGTTAAGAAGTTATCTCAGGATTTGATTGAGTTTGCAGAAGATAATAAACTATTATTTACATTGGGAGATAGATTTTGTAGATTTAATAAGTGGGAAACTAAAGACAGATCATGGAATAATACAATTAATAGATATGAGCCAGTTCCAATATTATCAGAAGATGACGCAAAGAGAGCTTTTAAAGCTGAATTATTAGATAAGTATAAAGATCACATAGCTGATAATTATATGGGCGACTTTACTAAACATTATAAACCTGCATTTACTTACAAAGCTTTGAATAGGTTAATTCAAGGTAGTGCGGCAGATATGACTAAGAAAGCTATGGTAGACTTATACGAGCAGGGAATTTTACCACAGATACAAATACACGACGAGTTGTGTTTGTCTATTGATAGCGAAGAAACTGCTAAAATAGTAAAAGAAACTATGGAGAATGCTATTCTTCTTAAAGTGCCTAACAAAGTAAATTACAAATATGGTAAAAATTGGGGGTCAATAAAATGAGCCTATTAAAACAAATTGATAAAGCTGCAATAATGTGGAATAAGACTAAAAATCCTATTTACAAAGATTTATGGTATAATCTTTTAAAAAAAATAAAATATGTCTTACCTAAATGCTAATATCCCTGTACAATACGCACAAATAAAAAAGGAGTATTTATATGATCTTAAAAAACATCATGGAGAAGTTGAAGACTGTATTATCTTCGGTATTACATCACTTACAGGACGTGCTATATTATGGCATGCCATCATGGAAAACGGTGCGATCTTTTATCGCCTACCCTTATCGGCTTTTATTCAACGTGGTTTTCAACCACAAACTGTTCCCATTAAAAGACTTGATGAACTGGAATTCTGGAATAGTTTTTCTTATTACCCTGCTATTACTAATTGGGATATTTTAAGCGCTTCATCCGGAAAATATATAGGTAAAGACAAGAAGTGGCACCACGGAAAATATTTATTTACCATTGACTGGGCTCACCCAGATGCTAATGTACTTAACTCTGATCATTCAGAAATTCCGCATGAACATAAATGCGCTCACATAATTGCGTTAGACGACGGCAACTATGCGGCTCAGCCAAACAACAGATGTATATGGGATCTGCCTTCATTTACAGTTAAGGATAATATTCCTGACTGGAAAGTACAAACTTCAACATGGGATGTTGAAGATTCTGGAAAATGGAGAACAGAAAATACTGATAACTATTTTTATAAAATAGAGGAAAAAACAAATGGAAAAAAAGATTAAAAATGAATGTAAAAAATGCGGTCATGAGTGCCATTGCCTGGATGTTCTCCACACAGATGTGTACGGTATATGTACTTGTGATACTTGTGAGTGTGATGACCCTAAAAATTCTGGGGAGGAATGTTTGTCATGTCAATAAAGGAGAGCGCCAGGATGGATTACAG